TTGGGCGTCACATGCCCTTCTTTTATATGGGGGCAAACGATGGTTTTGACCAAAACAGCAAACGGGGGAACTCCAGCACTCGGCCATGACGCGCAAACTAAGCAACCTCGAGATCGGCACGGCTTTGAACATCACGCCGCAGCGCGTTTCCGTGCTCAAGCGCGAGGGCTTGCCGACGGACAGCATCGAGGCCGCCCTGGCATGGCGCGCAGCTCGAGACGTTGCCCGGTCAGCGAAGGCGCCGAAGGCCGCGCCGGCAAACCTCGACGACGGCACGCTGGCCGACACCATCGCCGAGCACCGCACGCTAGTGACCCGAGCCCGCGGCGTCTGGCTTGCATCGATGGAGGGCGGAGACCCCAACCAAGGGAAGTACCAGACCGCCTATAACCAATCGCTCAAAACGCAGGTCGCCCTCGAAGAGGAGCAAGAGCGCCGCCTGATCCTAGCGAAAGACTTTATCAGCTCGAAGGAGGCCGGCGAAGCCATGCGCCAACTGATGAGCGAAGTGGTCAACCGCCTGGACAAGTTAGGGCTCGATGTGGCCGAGGGCTGCAACCCCGAGAATCCTGCCCGGGCCGTCAAGGTGCTCGACGCTTGGGTCCGCAAAGTAAAGACCGACCTGTCGACCGATGAAGAAACGTAAACCCAAGCGCAAGCCGATGCCGAAGCCATCGCGTCCCTTTACATCGAAGCAGCGTCGGCGCATCTTAGACAAACTATTCGACGCCATCAGAAAGGCTGGCCTCGATGAATAAGGCCGACCTGTTGCGCGTGGGCCGTGACGTGCTTCGGCCGTCCGACAACGGTGACATCGTCGAATGGCTTGAGGAGAATGTGACGGCCATCCCTGACTCGCCGATGCCCGGGCCGTTTAGGTCTGAGCGCACGCCATGGATCGGGGCGGCCTTGCGTATCATTGCCGACCCCGAGGTCCGTATGGCGACCATCATCGCCAGCATTCAATCGGGCAAGTCGCTCCTGGCTAGGTTGCTCACCTGCCACATTATCGCCAACACTCCCGGACCTACCGCAATTTTTCAAAGTACGGATTCGGAGGCAAAAGACTTCGCCCTTCGCTACCTCCGCCCAGTGTGGAACAACTGCCCGCCGGTCAAGGCACGGATGAGCGCCGACGACCTCGACCGCTCGACGACGGCCGACTTCGACCGCATGACCCTTTACTGTCGCGGCCTCTGGAACGAAGCCAACCTCCAGCGCCTGTCGCTTCGCTTCACGATTGCAGACGAATGTTGGATGGCGCCTCCCGGGCACCTTGCAGAATTGAGCGCGCGAGTGACGGCCTTCGGCTGGATGGGCAAGCGAGTGTTCATGAGCCAGGGCGGAAGGGCAGGTCAGGAGATTCATCAGCTGCACGAATCAACCGATCAACGTGACTGGAATTTCCGATGCATTAAATGTGATGCGCTTCAGCCCTACCTTTGGGAGCAAGTCAGGTTTCCAGACGACGCCAAGACGACCGGCACATGGGACTTGCTCAAGGTATCCCAGGGCACGACCTATGAGTGCTCATCCTGCCTTACTCGTTTGCCCGACAACAACGCCACGCGCTTGGAAGCAAACCGCCGCGGCGATTTTGTGGCTACATCGTCGAGCACCAATAGCGGATACGTCGGCCTTCACTGGAATAGCCTAGCGTCAATGAGCTGGGGCGAGCTGGCCGTGATGATGATCAAGGCGAAGGAAGCCGCCGACATCTACGGAGACGAAGAGGCCCGTCGCCAATTTAAACAGAAGAGGCTCGCCCTCAGCTGGGCCGAGGAGGGCGGAGAGATAGTGAACATCGCACAGGCCGCCAACTACAACTGCGCCGACGACTGGGAGGGCGAGTCAGTCATCACGCCCAAGGGCCGCGTCGTCGACCGAGAGGGAGCGCCTGAAGGTTCGTTCCCTTTCCGCACGGCCGGTATCGACGTTCAGCGTGGCTATTTCTACGGAGTCATCCGCCGATGGTCGAAGACGGGGCATAGCCGTCTCAAGGCCTTTGCCAAGATTGACACCTGGCAGGACGTTGAGGCCTTCATCAAACTTCACGCGGTACACCCGGCCCTAGTTATGGTCGACGCCGGAGACCAAGCCCAAGACGTGTATCGGCAGACGGCGATGCGCGGCTGGAAGTGTGCAAAGGGCTCGGGCAACGAAGACTTCAGCGTCACGACAAAGGACGGCAAATCGACCCGCCGATTCTATTCGGATAAGCAGACGATCATGGTCCCCGGCCTCCAGGCTCGCGCCGTGCTCCTGGTGTGGTCGAACCTTGGGGGCAAGGATCTGATGCACGGCCTCCGCTCTCGCCGCTCGTTTTCGTATGCCCTCGACGCAGGGCAGGACTACGTCGACCAAATGAACGCCGAGGTCCGCGTAAAGGACAGGCGCACGGGCAAGCCCCAATGGATTCTTCCCCAGGGCAAGAAGGACAATCACGCTTTCGATTGCGAGCTGCTCGGGCTCTTGGCCGCCGTCCGATGGGGCATTGTCGGCAAGGAAACAACCGAAACCGACTTGCCTTCTACATGAACCCGGGGAGAGTGAATGCAAGCGGCGGCGCCGATGGTTGCGGGAAGGAAGAGACTCGCGGCGTGGACATCGGCGTTGCCGCCCCTATCGTTGCCAATTACCGCAGTTAAAATGGCTCAAGGAATCTTTATCGGCCTGACTGAATGCGAATTGCTTGACCTAAAGGCCAAGGCTTTGGCCCTCATCTTGGACGGCAAAACCCTTATGAGCTACGCCGATTCCGGCTCTTCCGCGACGAAGGCCTTCGCCCTTCCCCCGAAAGAAATGTTGAACGAGGCCATGTTCGCCCTCAGCCGTCTCGATCCCTCGGTTTATGGCCGTCGCCGTACCATGATCAACACGCGCTACGACAACCGCTTCGACTAATCTATGGCCCCCCGCAAGAAAGTCCCGACTGTTAGCCTCCGCACCCAGCCAGCCAAGCCGACGGCCCGCAAGGGTACGCCGAAGGCCAAGGCCGCCGGCAACTCTCGGTCTGGTTTTAATAACCAGTATAGCGGCAACCAGTGGGGCAGCACCGTCCAGACCTACGCTCGCCGCGTCATCTACGCTCCGCAGCCGGATGACATGCGCCGCGACATGTCCCCATGGGACCGCAACGAGATGGTCAAGAAGTGCCGATGGGCCGAACGGGAATCCTCCCTTTTCCGTAGCATCCTAAATGACCTGGTCATCTACGTCTCGGGCGATGGCATCAGGCCGCAGTCCCACGCCAGCGACCCTGACGTTGGCCGGCAGTATGAAGAATACTTCGCCCGCGAATCCAAGCGCATCGACGTATCCGGCAAGTCGTTCGCCCAGTGTCAGTCCATCCTGGTCAGGGCGATGGTCCGTGACGGCGATGCCTTCGTCATCAAGGTCGTCAACGGCGACCGCGCCCAGATCCAAGTCGTCGAGGCCCACCGCGTGGGTGACCCGACCGATTCCGACACTCCCGAAGATTGTTGGGACGGCATTGGCTTTGGGAAATATAACGAAGTTCGGTATTACAATGTTTACCAGGCTGACGGCTCCTCCCGCAAGGTTGAGTCTCAATCGGTCATGCACGTCGTCGACATGGAAACGGCTTCGGGCGCCCGTGGCGTTCCAGTGCTTCAGTCCAGCCTGTGCGGAGTCCAGGATGTGAAAGAAATCCTCGAGCTCGAGCGGCGCGCAGTGAAAGATAACGGGGACGTTACAAGGGCGATTTTCAAGGGCTCAGGATTTCTCGATGAAGAAGCGGCTTCTGAAATCTCGTCGAACAATAGCTCGGCAGAGAACCTTGCCAGCCAGATGGGCGGCAAGGCCATCGTGCTCGAGAGCTCTGATCGCTTCGAGTCGTTTGAAAGCAAGCGCCCCAATTCTACTTTTGTCGGATTCCTAGCGGCGCTCGAGAAAGACATTTGCTCAATCCTCCCTTACGAATTCGTTAAGGACGTCACATCGGCCGGCGGAGCTGGGGTCAGGCTCGTGACCGCCAAGGCCGCACGGGTTTTCGGTAAATACCAGAATGTGCTTCTGGAGACCTTTTGCCAGCCCACTTGGGAATATATCATTTCTTCTGGTATCGCTAAGGGCGACCTGCCTGACGACCCGCGTTGGTGGTCTACCTCTTGGACAACCCCCAAGAGCGTTACTGTCGATGCCGGCCGTGACGCGGCCAACGATCGCGCCGACATTGAGATGGGCCTGATGAGTGTCAGCGAGCTCTACGGCCAGCGCGGCCTCGATTTCTCCACTGAAATGGAATTACGCGCCAAAGATATGGCGTACATCCAAGAGCTCTCAAAGCAGTACGGCATCCCCTTCGAGCTACTGTTCCGCCCGACAAACACCCCTCTCGGTACTGTCTCACAAGTCGACCAGGCTGACCCGATGCCCGGAACAACCCTCAACAAATAAAATGTCCCGCTTCCTCTCCCATGCACTCAAGGGCCGTGAGCCGATGCTCATCGACCCGGCCAAGGCTCAAGACTTCTCGGTCATGGCCGAAAAGTTCGGCTTCACTGATATGCTCGCCCAATTCTTTGGCGTGGCCCCCGTGCCTTATGTCCAGAATGGTGTCGGCGTTATCCCGATTGCCGGCGTGATCGGCAAGAACCTGAGCCCTATCGAAAAGATGATGGGCGCCGTCGACGTCAACGACCTGTCTATGGCCGTCGACCTGTTCGCCGCGGACCCTGCGGTCGAAAAGATTGCCTTTAACATTTCCTCCCCTGGCGGTACTGTCACCGGCGTCGAAGAGCTGGCCAAAAAGATTCGCGACCTCGAGAAGCCGACCATGGCTTACACTGATAGCGAGATGGCTTCGGCCGCATACTGGCTAGGAAGTCAGGCCGATAAAGTGACCGTGTCTAGCTCAAGTTCCGTAGGCAGCGTCGGCGCCTATATGACCGTGCCAGACATGTCCAAACTCTACGAAGACTCCGGCGTGCGCATGGTCGTCATCAAGTCGACCGGCTCTCCCCTCAAGGGCGCCGGCATCGAAGGCACGTCCCTCTCTGACGAGCAAGTCGCCGACCTCCAGGCTGGCGTCGATTCCATTCACGAAGACTTCAAGGCCGCCATCCGATCCAAGCGGGCGATGGTCGCCGACTCCGCCCTCCGCGGGCAGGTCTTCTCGGGTAAGCAAGCCGCCGCCCAGGGCTTGGTCACCGGCCTAGCCGATTCCTTCTCCAAAGCATTAGCCTCATTCTAACATGCCCCGCATCTTTACCGACATCGACGACACTATCCTGAAAGACGGCCAGCCCGTCGAGCGCGTCATCGATTACATCGACGCCCACGGCGAAGAGGTCGTTGTCCTGACGAACCGCCCCGAGGCCGACCGCGATAAGACTGTCGCCGACCTCGAGGCCATCGGCTTTGAGTACGACGCCCTGATCATGAATGACTCCGGCGCCGAAGCCCCTGCCTTCAAATCTGGCGTCGTCAAGGCCGAGCTCGATGCCGGCCGTCCCGTCGACCTGTTCATCGACAACCGCCCCGACACTCGCGCCGCCGTTGCCGCCCTGGGCGTCGAAGTCATGGACCCTGCCGATGTTCCTGAAGTGGTCGAAGAAGACGCCGCGGAAGAAATCCCAGTCGAAGCCCCTATCGTTCCCGAAGCGAAGGTTGCCAATCTTGGCAGGTTCAAGATGACTATCGAAGAACAACTCGTCACGGCCGCGTCCGCCCTCTCGGGCCTTACCGCCGAACGCGACGACCTCCGTGCCACTGTCGAGAAACTCACCGTCGGCGCCACCGCCGAGCTCGAAGGCCTCAAGGTCGAAGCCGCTACCCGCGAGACTTCCATCGCTACGCTGACCGAAGCCCTCAAGGTTTCCGAAGCCGCCCTTGCTGAATCCCTGGCTAAAGTCTCTGAGCTCGAAGCCGTCAAGGCCAGCGCCTCGAAGGAAGCCGCCAAGATCGTGGCCTCCTTTGGCACCGAGCCCGTCGAGCTGCCGAAAGGCGACTCGCCCAAGAAGATGAGCGCCGATGACATCAAGGTTGCCTATATGGCCATCCCTGCCGGTCAGGCCCGCATCGCTTTCTTCAACGCCCACAAGGCCGCTCTCATTTCGTAATTTCCCCAACCCTCCCTACCTAACACATACCTATGGCTACTGTCCTCCCCACCGCTCCGGCTATCCTGTCTGACTACATCGTCCAGACTGTCGCCGGCAAGCTGCCCATCCTCAACAACGTCTCGACCAACCTGTCCGCCTCTGTCGGCCGCGCTGGCAAGACTGTCTTCGTCCCGATCATGGGCTCCGGCACCGCTTCGGAATTCAACAAGGCCTCCAACACCCTCGCGGATGTTGACGGCGCCACGATGACCAACTCCTCGGTCACCCTCAAACACTTCAAGTACGTCGACGAATTCTCCCCCCTGGACATCCAGGAGTTCGGCATGAATTACCTCATCAACGCTTACGCGAAGACGGCCGCTCAGGCCATCGTCGACAAGTGCTGGGACGAAATCGGCAGCGTCTTCACCGCCGCTAACTATGCCACTCAAGATATCGTTACCGTCGCCAACTTCGGCTATGACGACGTTGTCCAGGCTCAGTTCCTGCTCGACTCCGCCAAGGCTGGTCAGCCCCGCTCCTTCCTCGTCGGCAACGGCTACCTGAAGGCCCTTCGCAATTCCGCTTCGCTCGTCAGCTCCCTCAACCCGTCCGCCAACACCGTTGTCACCACCGGCAACGTCGGTCAGGTCGCCGGCATGGACATCTACCAGTGGAACCAGATCCCTGCCAACGGCGAGAATCTCGCAGGTGTGGCCATGGGACCCGATTCGTTGCTGGTGGCCACTGGGGTGCCTCTGTCCGAAATCGCTGGCTTCAATTCCAGCGTCGCTACCTCCGAGTCCGGCCTGTCGATTCAGGTGCTCGTCGGTCAGGCTGAAACGGGCAACATCCGCTGCATCGCGCAAATCTTGGTGGGCGCCGCAAAAGGACGCTCGACGAGTTTGGTCCGGTACGTCACCGCGTGAAGTTAGCCCGCAAGGGCAAAGCAAAGGGGCTCCGCAAGGGGCCCTTTTTTTGTGCCCGTTTGCCAATGGTCGCAGGTTTAGAATGAGCCTCTTTGCTGAATTCCTGCCAGACGCGAAGGAGATGGTGGCCGACTTCCCAGTGGCCGGCTCGGCTAACTCTGGGGCGATTACATTCTCCTGCCTTATCTCCGACCCGGCCATCCAGACCGTCCTCGAAGCAGGGGGGTATTGTGAGCGGACCCAGTATAGTGTCAGGCTACCCGCCGCAACGGCCTCCTGGAGCCTCCCAGACGGCTCTACGGGGGCTTCGGCGCCCATCATCGTGGCTGGCGTCGTCATCCCATCCCTTGCCCAGGGGAAGAAGATTGTGGCCGGCGGGAATAATGTTCGCATTACCAGCCAGACCTACAAGCCCGGTTCGGCATGGGTGACCCTGCTAGTTATCGACGATAACCAGTAATGGCCTCGAAGGTCTCCATCGAGCCCAAGTCCCTGCAACAGTTCGTCGAGGCCTGTCGCCAGTTTGCGGCCGGCATGAAGATCACCATGCGCGACGCCGTCCTCGAGCAAGGCATGTTAGCCTGTCAGGACGCCGCCAAGTTTACCCCTCCCATGACCAAGGGGGGAGGCAACGGCCTGAGCTCCGCGGCGCGCAACGCCGGCCTCCAAGCCGTATCTGGGGACATCTCTAAAATCTTCGTGGCCGCGAACGATGCGACCAACAGGTCAGCCGTCGGCCTGATCGTGAACCAGATTGCCTTTGCGGTTAAGTCAAACGACGTGGGCGCCTTCACGCGGCTGACGACTGGGGGCAAAGCCCTAAGCCAGATTAGCAGTAAAAACATTTTATCCAAGATTGTGCAGGATACCGACAAGGCCCGGGCGTTTGCCAAAGCCAAGAATTTCCTGAATCGAGCCACCCCCGTGAAGAACGAATACGGGACGCAGGGCTTCGTCACGAACCTGCGGTCTATCCATGACCAGGTCAAAGGTCGCTTCGGCGGGCGAATCAAGAAAGGCCAGAAGGCCGTATCGGCCAAGCTGCTCGTCGAAGACAAGGGCGAGCTGAACGACTACATCCTCAAGCGGCAGCAGATGGTCGGGGCCGTCAAGTCAGGATGGGCCAAGGCTATGGCCAGCCTTGCTCGGCCAAAGGATAACAACGGCCAGCAGGGCGAACCCGGTGCCGAGCTACGGAAGGCCACATGGGTGACCTTGCATTCTAGCGTTCCTGGCTACAATCAAAGCGCCTTCACCGACAAGATCGCGGAAGTCTCTATCACCAACCCTATCGGCAACATCAACGGCATCGCCACAGAAGCCGACACTCTCGGCCTCGTCTACGGCAACCGCGTAAAGCAAATGCCCTCCATGGTCCGCTACCGAATGCGTAAGCCCGTCAACAAATTTAACCGCAAATAACCAATGTCTACCCGCTCCATCCGTCACGTCGTTGAGGCTACCCTAGCGACCTACCTCTCTGCCCAGGCTGGCCTAGCCGGCGTGGCCATGCTTACGGGCGATAGCGCCGTGACGCAGACCTTGCCCAAGGCGGTTGTCCTCTGCGACTCGGCCAGCGCGCCTAGCGACCTCCCCGAAGGCCTCGGCAACTACTCCTGCTCGGTCCGCATTACCCTCTTCTCCAACGCCGACGACACGACCCTCGCCGATCACCGCGTGCGCTGCGCTGCCCTGGCTGGCAACATGCGAGACCTTGCCGCGATTCAGGCTGCCTTTGTGGCCAGTGGCGACGCAACCTGTTACGACGTCTCGGTCAGGTCCGAAGACGAGGGCATCGACGAACGCTCCTGGGCGACATCCTTTGCCTTTGATGTCCTCACCGTCCTGCCCCCTGTCTAAGGGTTGCCAATTATCGCAGGTTTAAGATGAGCGAAGTCAA